TCTTAGCAGTTCATTCGGGTATTTCAAAAAGGGCCGGGCTCCTTCCCCGGCATGGGCTCCTGTCCGAGTGGCACACGTACCGGCCCGGAACCACCTTGCCGTAGTTGGTCGCGGGCCTTGTTTCGTCCGACCCGCAGCGAGGACAGTTCGTCGTCTTTTCGCGCTCTTCCGGGCGCTTCCGCGGTCTTCCGCTGGTCATAGCGTCAAACCCTCCCGTCGATCTATTCGTAGTAGGTTCCGCCAAGATTTCCTTCGTATTCAAGTGAGCCCAAGCGGCGGCGACTTCCTCGGCGTCGCGAGTCTTGATGACAAGCTCGTCGTTGCCGAACGTGTTGACGGGAGCGAACGTCATTCCGGTTCCGAGCGGCGAGACCTGCGCGTTGAGGAGGCCTACCCCAAAGACGAGGTATTCGGTCTCTGGTGTCTCGTCCGGGAGGGAGCATGCCCAACGGAAAACGTCGCCACGCTTCAGCGTGCCGAGCGCCGTCTCGGGGCTACTCATCGTTCACCTCTCGATCATCCGCCGTGGTCCCGACCCTCGCCTCAACACGCGAGAGGTGAGGCAAGCATAGAGAGGTCCTGGTCGGGGCCGCGGGGGGCGTTTCGCAAGGCGCTTGTCTCACCATGCCTATTAAACGCCAATGGTTGGCTGAAAGTTTCAAAGATCGTCATTTACTCATGCAAATTCTTTTATTGCTTGGCTATCAATGGCTTGCGCGTGAATTATTTTTCATGGAAATTCAGCATTACGCCGTACGGCCTTCCTGCGCGCGGAGGAGCTCGACGGCGCGCTTGCGCTCCGCGTTGTGCCAAGCGAGGGCGCATTTCGTCGAGCAGTAGAGCTTGGGCGAAGGTCCGCGAGCCCCTGGCTTACGGGCTACAGCGGCGCCACAGGCGCGGCAAACATGTTGGACGGTATCGGTATCCATCTCTCCTCCGCAAAAGGTTTACATTAGTATGCTACCAAGCTGGCGCGATGTCAAGAGCGAATCGTCCTCGCCTTTTATTTTCGCCCAAGGCTTGACATCGGCCTTGCAGGACGCTACAATTACCGCGTTGGAGATCTCATGAGGATTTCGACCTTCCGAGCCCGTCGCGCTGCCGCTGGTGAGATCTCCAACAATCCCACCCTAGGAGCGCGGCGCGGCGGGTTCGGGGGGTCGCCAAGGAGAGCGAATGAGGGAAACGGAAATGACATCCGGCCACGCATCGCTCATCAAACTCGGTAGCGCTCTGGGGCTCTTGGCGCAAGCCAAGACGATCCAGGAAGTAAAGCATGTCTCCGATTTAGCCGAAGCCGCACGGGTGTACGCTAAGCAGTCTCATCTCAGCATCGAGATCGTGAACGACGCTTCCGAGATTCGCCTCCGGGCCGAGCGGAGGCTGGGCGAAATGCTCAAGGTCGCGCCGAAAAATCCCGGTAGTCGAAAGAAAGCTGGCGATTCCAAAATGGAATCGCCAGTGCCCAAGCTCTCCAGTATCGGGATATCTCTTAAGCAGTCCTATTTCGCTCAGAAGGTAGCTTCCGTCCCTCAGCGAAATTTCGAGAAGTTCATTGCCGACGGACGACAGGACGGACGAGAGTTGCGGACTTGGGAACTCACCCGGAAAGTAATCCAAGAGGATCGGAGGAAACGCCGAGAGGAAAGACTCCGCGACCTTTCCAAGACAAGCCAGGGGCTTTCGGGTACGCTGGGAGTGTTTCCGATCCTGTACGCCGATCCGCCGTGGAGATACGAATACATCGCCACGGATTCCCGCGCCATCGAAAATCAATATCCGACCATGGACCTCGAAAAGATCAAAGCCCTTCCCATCGCCGATATCTCAGCGCCCGACGCGGTTCTTTTCTTATGGGCCACGAGCCCAAAGCTCGAGGAAGCCCTGGAGGTCATGCGCTCTTGGGGCTTCAAGTACCGAACTTCCGCTGTGTGGGACAAAGAGAAGATCGGCATGGGCTACTATTTCCGGCAGCAGCACGAGTTCCTCCTCTTGGGGACGAAGGGCGATCCTCCGACGCCTCCCGAAGAGGCGCGACCGCCTTCGGTCTTTCGGGCGGGCCGATTGAAGCATTCCGAAAAACCCGAGGACGTCAGGAAGGCGATTGAAACCATGTATCCCAGCCTGCCGAGAGTGGAACTTTTCGCGCGAACAAAGCATTCCGGCTGGGAGGTTTGGGGAAACGAAGCGTGAATGATTTCGTCACTGATCTGGCCTGGAGCTTCGAGATCGCCGACGATCAATCCCTGGATGCCTTCTATCGAAAGACGTTCCCCCACTTGGAGAGGATCGAAAAGGTCCAAGACTTGGCGTTGCAAAGACGCGGAATCGACAAGATTCTCCACATGAAAAGCGGCAAGAGCTATTTCGTCGATGAGAAAAAGCGGCGCACGGCCTATCCGGATATCCTCATCGAGGAATATTCCGATTTCGACCGGCGGCGCGTCGGCTGGATCGGAAAGGACAAGTACACCGACTACCTGGTCTACGCGATCATGCCGACCCAGACCGTCTATCTTTTCCCCTTCCTGCTCCTGCAGCTCGCCTGGCTCCGAAACTACTCTCAATGGCTGGCCAGGTACGGACGGAAGTTCGCGGCCAACAAAGGCTACAGAACGTCCAATATCGCCGTTCCCGGAGGCGCGCTTATCGATGCGATACGCTGGGAAATGTGCCAGACTGAAGCGGTCTAGGAGATCAGGAGGAAACCATGTCGCGATTCCAACGCCATGCCGAAGTGATCGCTTCGGCGCTTGCCCTTTGCGAACGCATGTACCAGGGTTCTCTCGGAGCCGATATCAGCGAGGCGGAAATCTCCCGCATCGCACGGGAGCCGCTCGCGGTCCTCTCCGACATGGTGGACGTTCTCACGGCGGCCGCGGCGACCCTCCAGCAAGAAGCGGCTCCTGCCGCGCAGGCATGAATCCCCAGCTCGAAAAACGTCTCCTTGATCTGGCCGGCGCATGGCGGTCGATGTCCGATAGCGCCGATCCGGTCTCGCCGGAAGCGGTCGAAGCGGAGCGGCGGCGCAACGATGCTGCGTGCATGGCCCGTGCGATCGCAGAGAAAATTCTTCGCCGCGAACCCCTGGACGGAGACCTGTCGAAACTCGCGGAGACCTGCAATGATCTCTCCGGAGACGATGCGGCACTTCCGACTTGGCAGGAGTTGACGGGGGCGCCGATCTTGTCGGGATCTCCCCTCTTGGAGCAAGCCAATTTTCCCGTCCCTTATGTCGCGTTTCCCCTGTTCATCCGAGGCACGCTGACGCAAATTCACGGACCTCCCAAGGGCGGGAAAAGCACGTTCAGCCTGTTTTTCAGCGTCGCGGCGGCGTGCGGTTCCTGGCCGCAGGATTCCCCGATTTACGCCGACCAGCCGGCGCGCGTCCTGTTCGTCTCGTGGGAGGACGCACCCATCCTGCTCTCGCGCCGCATCGCCTCCTACGCCGATGGATTGGGACTCGGTCGGATCATGCCCGAAAACCTCCTGGTGACGTACATGCCGGAATTCTACCTCAACGTCGCAAAACACATCACCGTCTTGGAGAAGGAAATCGTCGAGAGACATCTGGATGTCGTGATTTTCGATACGCTGTCTCATGCTCACGCCGTCGAGGAAAACACCGCCACCGAAATCAAACCCGTCATGAACGCCATGCGTCGTTTGGCCGTCCGCACGCAATCCTCGCTGTGCTACGTCCATCACGCGGTCAAGGCCAAAGAGGGCCGATCCATCGGCGAGCGCGGCCGGGGTTCTACCGCGATATCCGCCTCCGCCGACATCATCATCGATTGGGGCGACCACGGTCAGAGTGACATCACCCCGGTCTCGTTCACGTCCAAGTGGGGCGAAAAAGGTACGTGGGAAGTGGAATACGTCCGCCTCCCCAATGACGCCGTACGCTGGGATATCCGCGCCCTGGAGATCAAAAAAAATAAAACCGAACGGAAAAACGCCGTCCTCCGAGCCATCACCGATCTCCTGCCCCATTGGCAAGCGGGCGTCCCAAGTACCGCCGTCATTACCCTCGTGGCTGATATGGGAATTTCCAAACAGACCTGTCACCGCTACTTGGCCCAACTCGTTGATGACAAAAAAGTACTCCTGCAAACAGATGGTAAACGCCATTTGTATCTATTACCAAGCGATAATCAATGACCGTCTCAAAAATCGTCTCAGTATGTCTCAGCTATGTTCTAATCGGTATGTCTCAGTCTCATTCCCTATGGGAATAGGGGGGAAATGAGACATGAGACATGGCGATATGAGACATGAGACAACGAGGTGGAAAGGACCGTCCGAATGACCCCCTGCCCCTGCCTCTCCGACACCCTCTGCTGCAAGTGTGCGTGCCCTTGCCTCCGAGAGTGCGACGGGCATGTGATCCATGCGGACTGCGAGAAGCCACCCATGAGGGAAGATGGAAACCGCGAGCCTACCGGCCTGGCGCCGGAAGCTCCTGCGGAGACGATAGCAGTAGAGTCAGCCGTGCCTCCGAACGTCGCTCATCTGTCGGCTGAGCAGCGAGCGGAGTTGCATCGCCAAGCGGAAGAAGAGGGAATCACATTTTGACTCTCACTGAACGCCAAGGTATTACGTGCGTGCGTTTTCGCCAAAACCGTGCCAAGATCGTCCAGGCTGGCACATAAGTTGGACGTGATTTTGCAAGTCTTTGAGTTTAAGCTGGTTAGCAATCCAAGTTTGTGCCAACTCGTTGTCTCACTTGGATTTGGTGGGACATGCAAAAAAACTGCTCAAATTGGGATAAATTCGTGGTTCAAAAATTCTTTTTCTAATATTAGCAGAGACTATTTTTAGAAAATGTCAAAAATCATACAACTTTTGAACCGTTTCAAGCGTACGCTAGTGCGGAGCGTTAGCGGCGCGCACCTAGCGCAACGCAGCGTTCTGTTATTACGCCTGTTGCCGCGTGCTTACGCGCGGGCTCGCTTGGGGCGCTCGCCGCGCGCCGCGGAACAGCGTTGCAAGGCACTTGCCTTTTTGCGACATTCACTGATTCAGATGATACGCTATTGTTACAGCTGTGGCAAGGAATTTCCGCTTGTCCATCGCTTGCGGGCCTTTTGCTCTTACACCTTCAAGGAAGAATTTCTGGATTTCCAGTATGAAGAAAGGATTGCGCCCATGCCGGACCAGACCTTGGAGTGCACGGACTGCCGCGAGCCGTTCACGTTTACTGAGAGAGAGCAAGCTTTCTACGCTACCAAGCTCGACGCCAAGACCGGGCAACCGTGGAGTGCGCCAAAACGCTGCAAACCCTGTCGTGAGGCGAAGAAGCAGGCGCGGAGGAGCCAGGGGAATTAGATGATCCGCATGCTTGAAATCCCTGAGCCGACGCCTTCCCTCAATGCGATTCTACGCATGCACTGGAGCAGCCGTATCAAATTTGGTGAGCGATGGGAACTGCTCCTCTTGGAAGCGCGTGCTCATTTCATGCCCGCTGCCCGTCGGAAACGCTTCGTGCGAATCACACGCGTCGCTTCGCGTCTCCTCGATCTGGACAACCTATGGGGCGGGGCAAAGATCCCCATCGACGCCATGAAGAAGCTCGGGATCGTGGTCGATGACAGCCCGCGATGGCTCAAACTGAGCGTCGTACAGCGGAAGGGCACGCCGGCGCGGACGGAAATCGAAATACGAGATCGGTCTTGAAACGAATCTTCTGGCGCTTCGTCTGCTTGCTCCTCGGTCACATCGACGAGCCCATGCCTCTGGATGGCCGCGAGCCTCCATGCCACATCACGCTACTGGGTTCATGGAAGCTCGTGTGCAAAGTATGCGGGCGGACGCGCCTTGACCCGTGAGTCGATCATGTGATAAGGTGAATCTATGAAGGGAATCAGAATCGGCCCGCCGAAAACGTCGCCCAAGCGCATCGAGGCGACGGAACGCCAGCTTTTCGCCATCAATCTCCGCAAGCAGGGCTGGAATTATTACGACATGGCCCGGCAAATGGGTTGCTCGCCGGCAAACGCATGTGATCTAGTCAAGCGGGGCCTCAAGAACATGCTCCGGGCGCCTGCGGAAGAGCTTCGTACCTTGGAATACGAGCGGCTTCAGGCGATCATGAAGGTGCTTTGGACGAGAGTGCAGAAAGGAAATCTCGGCGCTATCGGGATGGCGCTAAGGACCTCGGCTCAGATCGCGGAACTGATGGGACTCAACATCCAAGTGAAGGGTCCGGGCGATACAGGCATCACGCTGACGCAACTGATTCTGTCCGTGCATGAGGCGATCCCGCAGTCTGAGCGGCTGAAGGTCATCGAAGGCAAGGCCGAGGAGGCGAACGGCAATGGTATGGACGGAGGAGAGCGCATCGAGATACGAAGTGAAGAAGTGGATCAAGCAACCGAGCAAATTCGTCCATGACGTCTTCGGGGCTACTCCCGATCTGTGGCAGGCGGAGGCGCTCGATGCGTTTCCAACCTCTCAGCGCATGTGTCTTAAGGGATCGAAGGGAGTAGCGAAGAGCACGACGCTCGCCTGGCTCATCTGGAATTTTCTTCTCACGCGCCCGTATCCGAGGATTGCGGCGACATCGATCACCTCTGAGAACTTGTCCGATGGACTATGGACGGAGCTTCAGAAGTGGCGGAACAAATCGCCGCTCTTGACGGCGAAGTTTGAGTGGACACGGACGAGGATATTCTCGAAGGAGCAGCCGGAAACATGGTGGGCGAGTGCGAGGAGCTGGAGCCGAAGCGCCGACAGCGAGCAGCAGGGGAATACTCTGGCTGGATTGCACGAAGACTATCTGCTTTTCGTGATCGACGAAGCCGGAGGGGTGCCGGATGCGGTTGTCGCGGCGGCTGAAGCCGGACTGGCGACGGGCAAGGAAACGAAGCTCGTCATTGCGGGCAATCCGACGCATCTGGAAGGCCCGATCCATAGAGCATGCACCCGCGAGCGGCATTTGTGGAAGTTGTTCGAGGTGACGGGCGATCCTGACGATCCGAAGCGTTCGCCGAGAGTGTCGATCCAGTGGGCCAAGGAGCAGATCGAGAAGTACGGCCGCGAGAATCCATGGGTGCAGGTGAACGTGTTCGGGCGCTTTCCGTCGGCGTCGATCAACTCGCTCTTGGGAGTGGACGAGGTAAGTGCGGCCATGCAACGCGATCTGTCCGACGAGGCGTATGAGTTCTCTCAAAAGCGGCTTGGGATTGACGTGGCGCGTTTCGGCGACGCGCGCACGGTCATCTTCCCGCGACAGGGCCTCTTGGCTTCCAATCCCGTCGAGATCCGAAATGCGCGCTCTCACGAGATCGCGGCGCGGGTGGCGTTGGCGAAGAGCCGATGGCATTCGGAGATGGAGTTCATCGACGACACGGGCGGCTACGGAGCGGGCGTCATCGACGCGCTCCTTCAGGCGGGACACGCCCCGACCCCGATCAACTTCAGCGGGAAGGCGATTGATCCGCGCTACTTCAACAAGCGGAGCGAGATGTGGTTCGAGATGGCCGACTGGGTCAAGAGGGGCGGCGCCTTGCCCCATGATCCGGGTCTGGCGCGGGAACTGACGACGCCGACGTACACCTTCCAGGGAGGGAAATTCCGGCTCGAGGAGAAGGAGCAGATCCAGGAGCGTCTCGGCTTCTCTCCCGATCTGGCAGACGCTTTGGCGTTGACCTTCGCCCTTCCTGAAATGCCGCGCGCTGGCGTGGTCCTGCCTGGGGGAGAGCGCGCCGGCAAGCTCGAGCACGAATACGATCCCTTCGACTCCTCGAGGCTCTAACGATTTCCCCTTGACATATCCCGGCGCACCGCTACACTTCACCTGAAGCGCAGGCGGGTAGCTCCCGCCGTGGTCGTCCAAGGCTGCGATTGTCCTCCAGGAATCGCGGCCCTGGACGCCGCGCCCCCTGGAGGCTTCCTCAAGGAGGCCGTCTCGATGTTGGTGAGGGGCGCGGAGCAGCAGGACCTCGACTGGCTCATCGGTCAACTCAAGGAATTCTCACGGTTCTTCGGATCACATCACGTGCTCTTCCCGCATGACGACGAAGCTTACGCACGTAACGGTCTGTCGGGCATGATGGAGAAGCATCTTGTCCTGGTGGCTGAGCGCGAGGACAAGACACCGATCGGGTTTGTGGCGGGGATCGTGACGCCGCATCTGTTCAACCCGAAACTCCGGGTGCTTTGCGAGACGTTCTGGTGGGTGATTCCCGAGGCGCGGATGTCGTTGGCTGCGTCGAAGCTTCTCGATGCGTTCACGAAGTGGGGCCAGGAGCACGCCGACTGGATCATCTTTTCGCTCGAGGAGCGCACGCCGGTGCGGGATCGCGGGCTGTTGCGGCGAGGTTTCAGACTGCAGGAACGGTCGTATCTGATGGAGGTGGAATGATGGCTGCCGCGACGGGTGCGATTATTGGGGCTCTTATCGCAGCAGGGGCTACGGCCTATTCGGTCCAGCAATCGGAAGAGGCGCGTCAGGAAGCGCGGAAGGAGAAGAAGCAGCAGGGGGAGGCTCAACGAAGGCTCGAGGGTGAACTCCGCGGAAGGCAGGAGGGGGCCGAGAGTGCCGCTCTGGCGCGTGCGACGCGCGAACAGGCACGGGCAAGGCAGCGGGCTCTTGCGGCGGGTGCTACTGGCAGACGCGAGACGATCCTCACCGGACCCTTGGGACTCGTCGGCGAAGCCACGACGGGACAGAAGACGCTCCTGGGACTTTAGATGCCCGATCCGTACTACAACCTGAACTATCGGCCGGAGACGAAGCGCCAGTATCTCGAGCTTCTCAGGGTGCAACTCGAGAACGAGCGTTCGAGTTTCATCCCGCATTGGCGGGATCTCGGAGACTTCATTCTTCCCCGTCGGCCGAGGTTCTTCCTTTCGGACGCGAACCGGGGCGAGCGTCGGAACCAGAAGATCATCGACACGACGGCGACTCTGGCGGTGCGGACGTTGCAATCCGGGATGATGGCGGGGATCACGTCTCCTGCGCGGCCGTGGTTTCGGCTGACGACTCCCGATCCTGAATTGGGTGAATTCGCGCCGGTCAAGGAATGGCTGCATGTGGTCGCGCAGCGGATGGCGACGGTGTTCTTGAGATCGAATCTGTATAACGCGCTCCCCATCGTCTACGGAGACCTCGGCGTTTTCGCGACGGGTGCCGTCTCGATCGAGGAGGACTTCGAGAGCGTCGTGCGCTTCTATCCGTTTCCCATCGGCAGCTACATGATCGCCAACAATGATCGGCTGAAGGTCGATGTCTTTTTCCGAGAGTTCAGGATGACGGTGAGGCAGATCGTCAACCGGTTCGGTCGCAAGGCTGAGGAGCCAAGCAAGATCGACTGGACGAACATGTCGGCCTACGTTCGGAATCTCTGGGAGAACGGGCAGGTTGAGGCATGGGTGGATATCGCTCATGCGATCATTCCGAACGACGATTACCGTCCGAGGGCGGTGGAGGCGAAGTACAAACGGTACTTGTCGTGCTATTACGAGCGCGGATCTTCGGGCGTAGCGACAGGCAGTTACGTCGCGGAACTTGACGGCGAGAAGATCCTCAGCCAATCGGGATACGATTATTTTCCGATTCTCTGTCCGAGGTGGGAGATCACCGGAGAGGATGTTTACGGAACGAACTGTCCGGGCATGACGGCTCTCGGCGATATCCGGCAGCTTCAGATCGGCGAGAAGCGCGGTGCTCAGGCGATCGAGAAGATGGTGAATCCTCCGATGGTGGCTCCGACGGCGCTCAGGACGATGAAGACGACGATCCTGCCGGGGGACATCACCTACTCCGACGAGCGGGAAGGCCAGAGGGGATTCCGTCCCGCCCATGAAGTCAACTTCAGGATCGCGGAACTTGAGGCGAAACAGGATCAGGTTCGTCAGCGAATTCGCCGAGCCTTCTATGAAGACCTCTTCCTCATGCTGGCGACGATTGATCGGCGTCAGATCACGGCGCGGGAGATCGATGAGCGCCATGAGGAGAAGCTTCTCATGCTCGGGCCGGTGCTCGAGCAACTGAACCAGGATTTGCTCGATCCCTTGATCGACAACACCTTCGACATCATGCTCCGGCAGGGGCTTATTCCGAGACCTCCGGAGGAACTTCAGGGCACGACGCTCAAAGTCGAGTATATCTCGATCATGGCGCAGGCGCAGAAACTCGCGGGGATCGGCGGGATCGAACGCTTCGCAGGCTTCGTCGGACAGATTGCGGGATTCGATCCTCAAGTGCTCGACAAGATCGACCGGGATCAGATGGTCGATGAATACGGCGAGATCACGAGCGTCCCTCCGCGAATCATCGTGCCGGACGAGCAAGTGGCGGCAATCCGTCAGGCGCGCGTTGAGGCGGCTCAGGCGCAGCAAGCGGCGGCTATGGCTGCTGATGCGGCAAGAACAGTGAAGGACTTATCTTCCGCCAAGATGGGCGAGGATAACGCGCTCACGCGGCTGGAGGAACTCTCCCGAGCCGGAGCGATCACGCCGTGACGACTCCGAAAGCGTTTGTCGGGAATGCAGCCGACGAGGATCAGGTCCGCGATGCGGGCAGGAAAGTCAAGACGCTGCGAGAGCGCGAACTTGAAGACGTGCGATTCGTGCTTTCCGACGTGCGCGGGCGGAGATTCTACTGGCGCTATCTCAAGCTCTGCCGGATTTTCGCCTTGAGTTTCACGGGAGACAACGAGACGTTCTTCAGGGAAGGACAGCGCGACATCGGACTCAGGTTGCTCGGGGATCTCAACGAAGCGACTCCGGCGGCCTACGCGGTCATGAAAGAAGAGAACGAGCGGATGGAGGACAAAGATGCCTGATCTTGCGGCGGCTCCTGCGGTTCTTCCAGAGAAGAAAGTGGATGCTGCGGCCGTTGCGGGTTCGGAATCGGTGACGCCGCCGGTTGCCGCTCCTCCTCCGGCGAAAGCGCCTGAGAGCGCCACAGCTCCCAAGGCGGCGGCGAAGGCTCCCGAAAAATACGAACTCAAGATGCCCGATGGTTCGCTCCTGGATGCCGGGGCGATTGAGAGGACCGCGACTTACGCCAAGGAGCGGGGACTCTCGAACGAAGACGCCCAGGCGGTGCTCGAGCGCGATCATGCGACCATCATGAGCTATGCGGATGCGCAGAAGGCGATGGTGTCGGAAAAGCTCGCGGCTTGGGTCGAGGATGTCAAAGCCGACAAGGAACTCGGCGGAGACAACTTCGGCAAGAGCGTGGAACTCGCCAAGCGGGTCGTCGAACGCTTCGGCACGGACGCCTTCAAGAAGGCCCTGAACGAAAGCGGGCTCGGCAACCATCCCGAGCTTGTGCGCGTCTTCGTTCGGATCGGCCGGTCCATGGCCGAAGACACGCTGGTCGTTCCGCGTTCCACGAGCGGCACGAAGCGGTCTCTCGAAGAGGTCTTTTACGGTGGCACGAAGGAGAAGTCCGAGTAAGGAGAAAACGAAATGGCTACCCTTGGAGCAAGTGTACTGACGCTTTCGGATTGGGCCAAGAGGCTCGATCCTGACGGCAAGGTTCCTGCGATCGCGGAACTCTTGTCCCAGTCCAACGAAGTGCTCGAAGACATGCTCTGGAAGGAAGGCAATCTGCCTACCGGCGAGCGTGTCACGGTGAGAACGGGCCTCCCGACGGTTGCCTGGAGGCTGCTCAATCAGGGCATCACGCCGTCGAAGTCGACGACCGCTCAGATCGACGAGCAGACGGGCATCCTTGAAGCCTGGAGCGAAGTCGACAAGGATCTGGCGGAACTGAACGGCAACACGGCGGCTTTCAGGCTTTCGGAAGCGGCGGCGTTTCTGGAGAGTCTGAACCAGGAGTTCGTCGGAACGCTTTTCTACGGGAACAGCGGCACC